GTGCTCACGAAGTCGAGCACGATGTCTCTGATGTACACGTTCTTGGGTAGGCAGTAGTTGTGCTCATGTCCCTTGCGCTCCTGGATGATAGCGCCTACTTTATGGTAGCGGAACCACAGCTCTAGGGCAGCGTGGATAGCGGTGCCGTAACTGTTACTGATCTCCGCGTTGATGGACCAGATGTGGTCAAGGTGCTCCTCTGGTAGCTCCCATAGCTTCGCTAACCTCGGTAGGATAGCACCCTTGTTGAAGGAGTCTCCGAAGTCCTTGGCATAGGTGGAGGCACCGAGGAGCTTGCGCCCGTCTAGCGAGTAGTAGTGGTGCTTGGCGTCATCGTAGATGATGGTCTCACCTGTGAAGGTGTCTATGTGTTGTTGCATATTTTCTCCATCATCTTAGCATACACTTCCTCACTATCAGTGAACTCCCCGACCTTGCACACTCCCCAGTCTGGTTTCTCATATATCAATGACCCCCTTTCTGGATACCACACGAACTTGCCTTCTAGGTCAGGGTGGAACAGTCCGAACTGCCACGGTGCATGTTGTACAACTTGTACGTTCATCTGTTTAAAAAACTCGTAATCAAGGTTAGCATCGTATCGTTTTTGTTCCATACTAAAAATAATTATTATAATTGATAATCTTTTCAAGATTTTCTCTGCCCTTGTCGTTCGGGAACCAACGTCTTACTCTCTTACTGCCTTGGTACACGCGGTCGTCATTGAAATGTAGTCGGCGCAATGAGCTTGCCACTCGCATTTCGTCTAGCTTATTATAATTATCTCCTATTACTTCGTTGCAAACGACAGAGAGTGATAACTTACCAGAATCAATTGCTGGCAATCCCATTCCAGCTAGAAGATCAAGTATCTGTTCATCAATGTCATTGTATTCTTGTCTGCTCTCCTGTAGTTCTCTCAAAGCTTTAGGATACTCGTGAGTAGTTTCTCCAAGCACGATGACGCGGTGGTATGCTTCCGCGTAAAGCTGGTCTTTGTTTTCCTCTAGCCAGTCAATATCTGCTATCTTTTGCAACTGTACTGGCAGCCAACGTCTGTTACCTGTGTCATCTTTAAGCTCAAGTCTGTTGGTGGTAACAGCGAACACACAGGAGCGTTTGAAGGTGACCATACCGCGCTCATAGGGTGGACGTAATTGGTCTTCTGTTTTAGTTATCTCAGCTTTTATCTTATTTACTGATGACCTGTCCATGATCTCACCCTCAGAGAACTCAACAATGACGTTCTGAGCAAGAAGTAGGTAAAAGTCCTTGTTATCAAGTGAGTGAGTTGTTTCCACATGCCACGGTGATCCTAGTACTCGAAGTGATGTTGATTTGCGATACCCCTGCGGTGACTCTAGTGCTAGCACCTCATCAAACTGACAACCTGGCTGCATCACTCTTTTTACTAATCCCTTGAGCCAGTTCGCGCTGATCGCTTGATTTAATTCATCATCAGGTGCGCCATAAGCTTGGTGTACCCATGAGTTAAGTCTTGGCACACCGTCCCACACCAATGACGTAAGGTAATCTCTTGGTGGGTTGACTCGGTTGTCTCCTGCCACACGGATGATGGCGTCAGTGGTCATGTCCTTGGATAGTTTCACAAAGCAGCTAAAGTTTTCTGCAATGTACTCACGTGTACTGGAGATAAAGTCATCATTGAGAGCTTCCCATTTTCCTTGCTGGCTCTTTATCTCCACAAAATGAGAGAAGTCATTTTTTCTAATAGTATCTTTAAAGTACGGGTCTTTGCGTAGTACCCTCGTGATGTTAGGAAAGATGAGTAGTGGGTACGGTTCTTTTCCACCACTCATGATGAACTCATACTCGATCTCCTCGATAACTTCTCCGTCACTTTTTATGTATTGTTTCGGTGGGGTGTACACCTCATTGGTGTTTGAAATAGCGTTCTCAAGTGTCCGTTGCCTGTAGTCTTGGCGCTCTTGTGTCTTTTTACGCTGCCCAAGTGGTGACGAAAGCCAAAGCCGTTCCACTTGTTCGTGGTTCTTACCAGTCCAGAAAGCGAGGTGCATACATAATGCGTGATCTGCGCTAGAATGGTCTTGATTATGATCGCTGATGTCTCCTTCCCAGAGCCTTTTTATCTTGTTCCCATTCTTTGATGAAAACATCTTCTCAAGTAGTTTGTCGTCATCAAGATTGGTGAAGACTGTTTGGGTGATCACCTCTTTCACTGGTTCTTTTTTCCACGGATACCCGATAGATGAAAGTAAAGCGGTAAAATCATCTGGTGTGATGGTTCGGAGTGGAGCAGATAGTTCATGCTCATTTTCCGTAAAGGTAAAATATCTGCCCGTTGCGTATATCTCGATAGCATAGGTATCAAAGTGGTGTTTATTTGCCAATAGCTCTATCTTGTTCGTCTTCTGAAATAGGAGGTGCAAACCAGTCCCAGACGGCGATATCTCTGTGTAGGTGTTTGCGTTCTTTACAAACTTCTTCACATCGGGGTGAAGTACGCCATTCTCTATACAGTGGTCAAAGTCCACACCGATGATGTTTGCAGTATCTTCAAAAACAATACCAACTCCTTTTTCAGTTGTGAATTGACCGTCTTTGAAGTACTTATCTTTTAACTGATAATAGGTTGACCAGGTGCTTGAGTCGGTTGATGACCCGAATACGCCAGGAGATTTGTAAGGTACTTTTGTGGGTCTGTCATTCCTGATCTCCTTTTTCCAGAGGAGCCAAACAGACATATTTTTTATTTGTTCCATCATTTTTCAGTATACCATATACCCACCCCCACCCCTTCAAAGGTGTGGATAACGCTTTTATTATAGATATTATAGACTTCTGTCCCGACGTGTCCCGTACATCTGTCCCATGAAATACGGCTTAACAGAGCCGTATAATGCACAATGGGACACTGACCATGTCGGGACAGATGTTTTTGCATACTTACCTGTATATTATATATATTTATATATATTTAAGTAAAAGAAGTGTCCCAGTGTCCCATTGCGCATTATACGGCTATAAATAAAGCTACTTCATGGGACAGACCCATCTGTCCCGACCTGTCCCGACCTGTCCCATAATTATATGCTACACTAACCCCCAGAAAGGAGACGATCTGACTGTGGTCAGTGTGTATAACTTATTAGTGGAAAAGACTTGGTGTGCTACAATAAATCCATGACAATCGAAACCATTTCCATTAGTGACATAACCCCTTACGAGAAGAACGCAAAGACGCACCCCAAGAAACAGGTCGAGCTACTGGCAGAGAACATCAAGCGGTTTGGCTTTACTACTCCCTGCCTTGTAGATAAAGATAACAACCTCATAGCAGGACACGGTCGGCTCGAAGCGGTGAAGTCTATCGGGTGGAGTGAAGTACCATGTGTGCGTATGGAGAACTTGACCGAGGATGAGGTGAAGGCACTACGCTTGGCAGATAATAAGCTGGCGGAGATGAGCGAGTGGGACATGGGACTCGTAACCGAGGAGTTAAAGGAACTGGATGATGAATTGCTTGACCTCACTGGTTTTGATAAGGACTTGATTATTGAGCCTGATGAAGCTGATGATGAAGTGCCTGAAGTGCCAGAGGAACCACAGAGCAAGCTAGGGGACTTGTATGAGCTGGGCGAGCATAGGGTATTGTGTGGGGACAGTACGAAGATAGAGGATGTGGAACGGCTTATGGATGGGAAGAAAGCGGATATGGTGTTTACTGACCCACCGTATGGAATCGCTTTTACTGATACAAAAGGGAACACAATTCAAAATGACGACTTGAATGATGAGAAATTGGCTGATTTCAACAGACTATGGCAAGAGAGTGCGGATATTGCATCAAAAGGAGATTGTTTTCTCCTCGCATGGCAATCACCAAGAAAGTTCCATTTGCTTGAATACTTTGGAAACTGGAAGTTCTTTCGTTTGATTACAATGTACAAGTCAAACCGTATTTCATTTCCACATGGAGCATGGATAAATAAAACAGAGCCATGTTGTGTCTTCGCAAAAGGACAGCCAAGAATTACAAAGCAGGAATATATGGATGACTGTTATGTGTACAAGCATGATAAAGAAAGCCATGAAGATAGTAATGTGGGACACCCAACACCAAAGCCAGTGAAGATGGTGATGAGCAATATACAAGCGTGTGCGAAGAAGGATGATTTGATTTTGGACTTATTCCTCGGCTCAGGCTCCACCCTCATAGCATCAGAGAAGACAGGACGTATCTGCTACGGTATGGAGCTAGACCCTAAATACATAGATGTAATCGTTCAGCGCTACGTAGACTTTACAGGAAATGCTACAATTAAGAAGAATGGCGAAGAAATCGTATGGCAGAAAACCCAGAAATAACCGACAAACGAATAGCAAACCTTAAAACGGATGCTGGTCCAGGTCGCCCAAAAGGTCAGCGCAACTACGCCACGATCTATCGTGAAGCGTTGATAAAGCTGGCTCAAATGAACGGTATGGAGCCTGACCAAATGGAGACTGACATACTCCTGAAAGGACTAGCCAGTGCTCGCAAGGGTGACTATCGCTTCTGGAAAGATGTCCACGATAGGTTGCATGGTGCGGCTACCCAGAAGACAGAGGTGGAAGCACGCGTTGTTGTTGATACTCTTTCTGAGGAAGAAAGAGCGGCATTGTTAGCACTATTGCAATGACAAAACAGGCACTAGAAAAGATGATTGATGGTACGAGAGAGGAGCGCGTGTTCCTTGCTGAAAAATCATTTGGTTTGTTTGCTTTATATTACTTTAGTCATTACTTTAAGTTTTCTCTTGCTCCCTACCACTACGATATGGTGCAAGACTTACACGACCTCACCGAGAACAGAGTGCGCGAGGTAGCATGGATAATGTACCGTGAGAGCGCCAAAACCACGTTCGCAAAGTTGTATATTATATGGCTCATTGCGTACAAGAAGCGCAAGTATATTAACGTAGACTCTTTTGATAAAGAAAACGCCGAGCGTATCTTGTTTGACGTAGCGTTTGAATTAACCAACAATGTCCGCATCAATGCAGACTTCCCAACACTCTTCAGTAAAAAGCGTGGCATCGAGGAAATCAAGCAGAACCGCATCAACAACTTCGTCACCGAAAACGGCATTCGTGTGGAGGCGCACAGTACACAAGAGTCAGTTCGTGGTCGTATCCACCTAAATCAGCGACCAGACATCCTTATTCTAGACGATATAGAAACAAACAAGACTAAAGACTCTGAAGCGTACACAAAACAAGTGCGCGTCCACATCAGTGAAGCGATGGCTGGTATGTCACCAGATGGGGTTATGCTGTATTTGGGCAACTACATCACAGAGTACGGCAACATTCAGCATCTTATCGAGCGAGCCAAGACAGACCATAAGTTACGCATCCGCAACGTGCCGGTGCTGTTACCGTCAGGACAGCCCGCTTGGCCCGCAAAATACGCCCTTACAGACGCGGAAGCGGAAGAAACGGGAAAAGTATCAATTGAAGACAAACAACGGCAACTGGGGTCACTGGTGTTCTCCTACGAGATGATGAACAAACCGATAGATGACATGATGGCTGAGTTCAAAAAGGAATACATTGAGTTTGCCGTTGAGGAGGAGGTAAAGAAGCTGAACACGTCATGTTACGTAACCGTGGACAGCGCCGTGTCAGAGAAAGACAGCGCTGACTACACTGGCATCACCATCAACCGTGTTTCGCTAGAGAATAAGTGGTACGTAAAGACCTACCGACTAAAAGTGAACAGTAAAGAACTGATTGATCACTTGTTTTATATTAAAGATACCTATAATCCACAGTTTGTCGGACTTGAAGAGACATCATTCACTATGGCTATCCAGCCATTCATTGAAGATGAGATGCGCAAGCGCAATAAGTACTTTATTATCACACCGGTGAAGCATCGAGGGGTGAACAAAGAAGTGCGTATCCGTGGTTTGATACCTCGTTGGGAGAGTCGTAGCATCTTCCTAGTTGGTGACAACAGCGAGCTGATTGATGAAATGCGTGTGTTTCCGAATGGTCAACATGATGACGTGATTGATAGTTTGAGTATGCAACTACCGCATGCTCGACCACCATACATCAAACCAACACCACTACGTTCAGAAGAAAAAGAGACAAACATGGCGATATAATCATGTTATAATATTCGATATGATTTCTTTTAAGTTTAACGGCGAGACTGTTACTAAAAAAACAGATGACATCGCCAAGGCTTTCGATGAGGTGCGACCACCACTTTTGCATACTGAAATGTACGTGACCGTAAAGAAGGGGAAGCACGTTATCGAGCGCCGACTGCCACTGATACAAGCTCGAAGGGTGTTTGCTGATTCGTTGGCTAAAGAGATATTTATAAATAACCTAATGCTTGAAAAGTATGTCTGAATCGTTGGAAGTAAGTGATGTGTTCGCTTACATCACCACAGAGGAAAACAGTTGGAAGACCACACCGATTCCACTCACCAATTCAAAAGACTGGAGTATGTACGAGCATATCCAGCGGTGTAAAAACGTGGCGAACGCTTGGTATCACTCTGGCAAGAATGACGGTAACCGACCATATAACGATATTGTTACACCGATCATTGACGTTGCTTTTCGTTTGGAAGGCTTTGATGCGAAGGACATTGTCCCGTTTGTTAACTCACCAAAGGATTACTACAAGTCATTCCTTATTAAGAAGTATCACCCAAAGTGGGCAAGAAAGAACGAACTGGACACGTTTATTGACGAATTGGTGGAAACTTCTATTATTTACGACCTAGCGCTAGTAAAGAACATCAACGACAAGCGACCAGAGGTGGTTGACCTCACAACGATAGCCTTCTGTGACCAGTCTGACGTTATGGCTGGTCCGATTTGCCTAAAGCACAACTACACACCGGCTGAGATCTCCACCTATCGTGACAAGTGGGACAGTGAAGCGATTGACCTCGCCATCATTGACGCGAAACAGTCTAAAAAAGTAAAGGCAGCTAACGATCAGACTGCCAAGATGCCGAGTAAGTACATCGAGGTGTACGAGCTGCGTGGTAATCTACCAGAATCATGGCTTGAGGAGGGCGGTGACCCATTTAAGTACGTACCGCAGATGCATTTGGTCTGTTACTACACTGATGGTAATGGTCAAAAAGCTGGTTTGACCCTATATAATGGAGTTGATGAGCCGCTTGATAAAAACTTTAAGGCACTCAAGATTGATACTGTCCGTTCAAAAGGTCGCGCTTGTGGTCGGTCTATCGTTGAGCGCTTGTTTGAACCACAAGTGTGGAACAATTACTCTGGTATCAAAATTAAAGAACTGCTCGATTCAGCTATCAACATCATTGTTACCGACAGTGAGGAGCTTGGTAACAAGAAACTCACTGAGTTGAAGCAGAACGCGGTGGTGAAACAGGAAAAGGGAGCTAGTACATCACGACTTGATGGCACACTTCAGAACCTACCCGCCTTCCAAACTCACCAACAGAGTCAGGAAATACAAGCACGCGCACTTGGCTCTGCTTCGGAAGCAGCCCTTGGTCGTAACCCAACATCCGGTACACCGTTTGCGCTTGAGGCGTTGGTAGTACAAGAGGGACAGGGTATCCATGAATACAGACAGGGTAAGATAGCGACATTCTTTGCCGATGTTCTCTATCGTGACTGGATTCTTCAATACCTCGTAGATGACATGAACAAGGGCATTACCTTCTCAGAAGAGCTAACCATGGAGGAGATGAATGAAGTTGGTGAAGCTATTGCTCGCAATGAGGTCGAGCAAGAGATAAAGGAGATGATACTTGACGGCAAGATACCGTCGCCAGATATTCGTGAACAGCTTATTCAGACCAAGTTAGAGTTATTCAAGCAAGGTGGTTCACGTAAGTTCATCAAAGTGATGCAGAACGAACTGAAAGACCTTCCTCTCGATGTTATGGTAAATATCAAGGGTAAGCAGAAGCGTATGATCGAAAATGCTGATAAAATAACCAAGGTCATTCAAGCAATCTTGGCAAACCCAGGGGCAATCGCGCAAGTACCAGGGGTTAGTTCAGCCTTTAATCAGTTGCTTGAGGAGTCTGGTATGTCACCGATTGATTTCCATGCGGTGACAAAAGCTGTGCCAGCGCCAGTCGAGGAGCCGTTACCAGTAGTAGCATAAAATAGTATGAATGATTCAACACAAGCAGTGCGTGATGTACTAACCGAGCTAGAAGTAATGAAAGTAGAGAAGTTTTGTGCCGATAAGGATATGTATGAAGCAGTCCGTAAGGTACTACTCTCTGGCATCTACACCCACGGTGTCGTGCAAAAGGGCGTAGAACATAACCCATTAGTAAATGGTGCTTTTTCGTTGGTGGCGCTTGCTGTGCAGAACCCCATCCCTGATGCCGAGCTGGGTGCTCACCTGCGTGGGCAATGGATGGGAGTGAACGCATTGGAGTCAGCGTTCAATACGTTAGGGAAGATTAAAAGTAGCAAGGAGGAACCAGTGGAGTCTCCTTTTAATGATGCAATTTAATTATGGCGAACAAATATAAAAATCTCACCGCATCTGGTCTCGTAAAGACGGGTTCTGGGGTACTCAAGGGAATGTACGTAAACAGTACAAATGCTGGTACTATCAAATTCTGGGATAACACTAGTGGTGCAACAACTACGATCAACAACACTATCACACCAGCTATTGGCTATCACAATCTTGGTGATGCCAACTTCACGGTTGGTCTATACGCCACGATTGGCGGTACGGCGTTGGATGTTACTCTGTACTATGAGTAATTTTATAAACATAATCAAAAAGACGATGGCAAAGAAAAAGGAAGAAGTCGTAGTAGAAGATGAGGTAGTAGCTGAAGTCACTACTGAGGTGGTCACTACTGAGGTAGTTACCGCTGACGACGGTGGTTTCAGTAAGCGACACCCGAACGCAACAGAGGGAGTCATTTACGAATAGAAGACATACCATACGAAATGTATGTTATAATTATAACTAACAGGAAGCGATACCTTGCTCAATTTCGCATAACTAGCACTTCACTATGTTCAACGAAGAAACACAGGTGGCTGACCTTGAAAACACAGCAGACGATGTCGAGTTAGAAGAAGCTGAGACCGAAACAGAAACGGAAGAAACCGACTGGAAAGCTGAGGCTCTTAAATACAAAGCTATACTCGACCGTAACAAGGAGAAGGGTGCAAAGCACCAAGAAGTTAAGAAAGAAATTAAGTCAGATGACTTTGGTTATGACGTAAAAGCATACCTCAAGTCCTCCGGTATCAATGCCAGCGAGTTTGACTTTGTAAAAGGAGAACTCAAGAACTTTGGCGGCGATATAGATGCGCTTATTGAGAACGAGTACTTTCAAGCCAAGCTCGAAAAGCAACGAGCAATCAATAAGACATCAGACGCTACACCAAAGGGAAAGCGTACTGGCTCACCAGCTACCGACACAGTCGAGTACTGGATGGCAAAGCCATTCGCCGACATTCCACAGGAAATGCGGTCAAAGGTGGTCAACGCTCGCATCGAGAAGGAAAGCAAGACAGGAGTATTCTATAATTCATAGACTAACCATCTGACTACTTACTAAAGTAATCAGGTTCAGTAGAAGTTCTTCACAGATATAATACTGAGCACTACACAATTTGGCTATCATCCCATCATTAGAGATCGAAACTAAACTGCAAGAGCGACTTAATGCTCCGATGGTTTGGAAAGAAATCTGTGACGTAAAGTACACAGACGTAGGAGTTATCAAGAACCCATACCTTACTGATTCAACACAGTACACTGGTACACGTGGAACAGGCTACACCTCAGTTGCGGTTGCAACCGTTGACAGCTCTGTAACCATCTCTACCTATGTCGGTTCAGCACAGCACATTGACGATGCCGACCTCGCACAAAAGTCTTTCTCAGACTTTATGGAGATTGCTGACAACATGGCTGTTGTATTGAACGAAGGAATGGAGACTGCAATGCTCGCGGAACACGCACAATGGACAAACTTTGACAATGCTTCAATCGGTGGAGCTGCTGGAAACATCACTGTTTCTCTCAGTAACATCAAGAACATCATCACTGGTATCAAGCGTGAGATTCGTGAAGCCGGAGGTGGTGACTTGCTCACTCGTAACGGTGGATTCATCCAATGGCGTGAAACCGACTTTGAACTCGTAGAACAGCTTGCTGCTTCTGAGGGATTCAACACTGCTGACGATGCCCTCAAGAATGGTATCAAGCAAGGCTTCCGTTACATGGGAATGGAGCACTACTCGACATCAAAGAACGCGACAGGTCACATCTTCGCTGGTGTTAAGAAGGCTTTCAACGCTTACGTTGTTAAGTCAACTTATGGTCGCGTAAAGACCATCGTTAACCCAGTAGTGGGTGGAGCACAAATCTCAGGCGTAGGTCTTGAGACTCGTATTGACCGAGCATTCAAGGCTTGGGACAAAAAGGCTCCGGTACTGTTTGATGTGCTTGTAGCGTAACTAGCAACACCCCCATGTATTGGGGGTTGGGGAATGGGTCAATCATTCTCCAACCCCCAGTATATGGGTTACAGAAATAATAAATTGACCTTATTATGATAAAAGAATGTGCTCATTGTAAAAAAGAATTCAGAACTCATCCATATTGCATCAAAAAAGGGCAGGGGAAATACTGTTCACGTAAATGCGCTGGAGAACATCTAAAAAATAGAAAAACTACAATATGTAAATCTTGTAGTATACCGTTCACACGCAAAATATCGAAAGCCGGTATGTACTGCTCAAATAGATGTAGGTTTGAAGACTATGTGCCAAAAAATAAAGGTAAACGAGCCTCACTAGAAACAAGGAAGAAATTGAGTAAGGCGTTTAAGGGGAGGAAGTCCCCATTTAAGGGTAAAAAAAGACCCGAAATGGCAGGTAAAAATCATCCACTATGGATTGAAGACAGGAGCCGACTAGCGAAATACAAAGACGGAAATGAGTACAGGAACAGCCCCGCGAGCAGAAACTGGGCAAAGGAAGTAAAAGAACGAGACGGATGGATTTGTCAATTGAAGAATTCAAGTTGTTCAGGAAAGGTGATAGCACACCATGTTCTATCTTGGAAAGATTATCCTGAATTACGTTATACACTTAATAACGGCATCACGTTATGCCACGCTCATCACCCAAGAGTGAGAACGGAAGAGAAACGACTAGAATCTATATTTAAGAAACTAGTGTCAGTATCAAACGATTAAATTGGCTCTATCAAACGGAAAACGACCAACATTCGAGGGATACAAAGTTGACTCTATCACTCTGTTGCCAACCGCAACACAAAAAACAAGCAACTCTATTCCAGCGCATGTTCGGTCAGTCCGACTTGGTGCCAACGTAACTGATGTCAACGACTTCACAGTCCTTCCATCACTTGCACACGTACCAAATGGACACACCATCACTATCATCGCTGGTGCTGCCAACTCTGAGTTGCGCACACCATCAGGAAGTGCTGAGGAAATTAACTCTGAGGATTGCGACGGTACTAAAGAAGCTCTTTTGACCGCAGGAAACGTCTACACAGTAACCAAGATCGATAACACTATCGGTTGGATGCTCGAAGGTCGTACTGCTATCGGGGCGTTTCAAACCGCTATCATCCCAGATTAAGGACTGTCTCACTCTCTCACTCGTTGGGAGGGTGGACACAGTTATTAAAAAAAGATAACAAACACATCAATATGGTATTCAGCGACGTATCGGGCAACACAGGAATCGTGCAGCAAGCACGCCAGCTCTGTCGGGTAGACAGCACCTTGTGGTCAACGGTGAATATCGTGAACTCAGCGAACAACTGGCATGATACGGTGACAGGATACGCTATCGGCAACGACAAGCGGTTTGCTTGGGACGATACTAATCATAGCAAGCTGCCGATTGGGACAACGGACTTAACAACATCTTCTGATTATTCATTCCTTACTGATGAGCAGAATAATACCATCTTGAATTTAACCAGCATTTCACTAATTGAAATAGCTACCAATAAAGAAACTAAACTTGAACCAATAGACAGGGCTGACGGTGATTATGACTACTCGTCATTCGGAGTAGAAACTGGTACACCATCACGTTATGACAAGATAGCTGACAACATCATCAAATTGGATTACATACCAACCGCAACTGACATCGCCACATATAAACTAAAGTTTTACTTCCAGCGCACTGGTAGCTATTTTGTAGCCACCGACACGACAAAGCAGCCAGGTATTCCACCAATCCTGCATCGTGGCTATGTTAT